ATATTTAATGGAACTAAGACATGTGCCAAAGGAAGATCTTCATCCTTAACTAAACTAGCAGCATCAGGATGGTATCCAATAATTCTAACTTTTACCCTATATCCATTCTCAGTATTTTTAAATTTGGTAACTTGTCCAACAAACCACCTAAAGGCATCTTTGCCAACAAAATTAGGGTTAACTAAGCTCTGTTCTATTAACATTATACATCAAAGACTTTACATTCTGGGGCATTAGGATTTCCATCACAATAAAGTTCAAGTGGGGTTGGATCATGATCATCATCTGGATGATTTTCTCTGTATTTACCTAATTCTTCAAGTTCTCCCTCTAGGTGTCTCTTCCTCTGAGAATTAATCAGAGGATCAGAAAGTTGTATTAAATCTTGTTCTATGTGATCTTGAATTGATTTGTGGTTCATCTTACTACTCCATAAGAGTCTCTTAATAGTTCCAATCCAGTGAGACCTTTTACATCCTCAAAAGAATGCTTAAGTTTACTTATTAAGTATTTACCAGACTTTCTATTATCTTTTAATCCTTGCTGTGTTTTATCTTTAGTAATATTTGGAAACTCTAATTCAATCACATCACCAACAGACAATTTTAAATTTAATGGTATAGTTATATTTAACGTTTGACTGAATAATAAATTGTATCTTGACACACTTTGTGCCTGATACTTCATTCTATTGTCTGGAGTTTCTAATTTTCCTGCTTTATTCATCTGCCCACTATCTAACATTCTAACCATCAATCTTGAAGGTGAATCTTGTAATCCATTAGGTATAATAGGACTAGAATCGTTACTACTAGAGTGATTCATAATCCTATAACTTTCAGATAACTTATATCTGTTCACATAAAATTTTCTTTCATTCATGTCAAGAAAATAATTTAAACTGGAATACATTCCTATTCTCAAATTATCAAGAATATCTACATTTTTATTGAATACTGGAGTATTTAAAATTTTGAAGTTTGCTCTTGAGTCTGCAGGTTTTAATGTGGTTTCACTATAGAAATATGTTGCTGATGATTGTCTTCCAGGAAAGAACAAAGCATCTACACTTTTATAATTATATCCATTGGCATTTTCATAAAACAAATATCCTGCAGTTCCTTTTTCTGTTCCAGAAGATCCTGATGGTGTTTGAGGTATACCTTTAGGAAGCAACCAAGTTATAACAGTAAATGGTTTTCTAGCATTACCCATAAAAGAATATGAGTTTACTGTGGGGTCAATGTTACTGCTTTTAAATCTAGTTGTATTTAATTCCTTTTTTAAAATTTGATCAATTGTTTTATCTATGGTTTGATCATATCTTCTAAAAACCCTAGCAGTTTCATTGGTTAAAATTTCTCTTGGAACAAGTTCAAGTATTAAGAGTTCTTTTGTACCTTGAGTTGTAGAATTTCCAATTCTACTTATGTAAAATATAGTCTTCTCTTCGTCAAAAAGTATTTTTTTATTTGTTGCTTCTTGAGTTATATTTAATCTTACTTTTTCCCCACCTTTTAATTTTAAGTTTGAAATGATTCCACTTGTGTTGAGTAGAACCATGCTAACATAAACAACAGGAGACAATATATTTTCAGCATACTCAATTGATGCTACAGTTCTTTTAAGGTCAATGAACTTTCCTTCAGAAACTTCTACTGAAAATTCTACTATTTTGTAGTTAAAATATGATGCCATTATGCTGCTGACTTATACATTAGGGTCTTTAATATCATTGCATCAGTATCCATTGAATTATTTAGAGGCATAGATGGAGATGCTGCAATTTGTTGTGGTGAAGACTCTTGTGGTGGGAGAGGTAATGGAACAGTAAGTGTTTTTACTGGAGGAGCCACCATTGCAGTTTCATACTTCATAGGTTTATTTTCAATTTTTGCTACAGAAAAACTAACTGGAACTTGAGTGGGTTGTGTAGAACTAAGATCAACTCCTATTGATTTTAGCTGATCTTCAGTTGAAGGTCTTCCTCCTGGTGTAGAATACCTGACACTAGGAGAAGACCCACTACCTCTTCCACCACCACTACCGGACCTATCTCCAGGTGCAGTAGGTCCTGCACCTGGAGGTTGTCTTGAAGGTTGTGCTGGAGTGGCTGCAGTAGAATCATGATGTTGCTTTGCCCTAGTAGTGTCTAAAGGAGAAGTTATTCTATTTTTTACTGAACCTAAAATTGGTAATGGATCAGCAGCAGATCCATTTCTATAAATTTCAAAGTGTAGGTGGGTATTTTGTCCAGCTGGAAATAAGTTTCCTATTTGTTGTCCACCATATACTGTTTGTCCAACTCTAACTGAAGGAGTTATGTGTACATATCTTGTCAGTAATCCTTCACCATGATCAATTTCCACATACCCTCTATATCCATTGTTGACAGCAGCAATAACTTTACCAGTTTTGTATGCAGAAACCGCAGCATTTAAAGATCCACTATGATGGGTCATATCTAATCCAGCATGTGGTCTTGTTCCACCATCTCTTGGAGCACCAAATGCTTGATCTGCACCAACTCTTCCCATTGTCCCAACATCACCACCAGGAAGAGGGAAGAATGTTTCTCCACTAATAGGACCATCATATCCTGCCCCAGGAGCAACTTGAGTTGGGGCAGGCATTGGTTGTTCATTGTATGGATTATCTTTATATTGCCCAGTAAAAACAGTTACAAATTCTTCAAATTTTTTAATGGTTTTTTCATATCCAACAAGAGTTGTTTTGAATGATAAAGTAGACCCTCTAGATGCAGATTGATCTTTTTGTTTTTGGGTTTCTTCTTTTAATCTTTCTTCTATTTTAGTTTGCTGTGGTTTTGCTGCTTGATTTTGTTTATTCTTTTCTTCTTCTCTTGAACTTACTCCAGATAAGTCTCTGATTAAATTAGTAGCATCCAAAGCGAATGATGCTACAGAAAGTAATCCTGCAACTGGCAATCCAATTCCAGTCACAGCACTCGCTGCTGCAGCAGCATCTAGAGCAGCAGCAGTTCCTGCTATGGCAGATCCAGTAGTGTCTCCTGATTGTGCTCTTAGTGCAGCATCTGCAACACCAACTGCTGCACCAACTCCAGGAATTAGTGCAGCACCAAATCTACCAAATGCCTTTCCTACCTTTGATCCTTTTGTTGCAGTTTGTGCTACTTCTGATCCTTGAGTTGCTGTTTTTAATGCATCTTTACCAAATCTATTTTTAAATGCACCTTCTCCATACCTTCTCAAGTATCTTTGTTGAGTAGGTCTAGTAACTCTTCTCCCAGTAACATCAAATCCTTTTTGTGGTTTTGGAGTTCTTCCAAGCATAGCATTGCCAGCACCCTGTACAAATGCTGGAGCAAGTAACAATCCTCCAGCAAGCAATGACTGACCAAGACCAGTCATTATATTGCCTTCTCCAAAATTTAAAAATGCTTTAAATGCTGCTAATTGAGCAATGGAATCTAGAGGATCATTGTTTGCTGTGAATAATTTACTTGCAAAATTGGGAATTGCATTCTTTGGAGTTAATTTTTTTCTAGATAATTTTTTTTGCTTAGATTCTTCCTGTTTGTCTGTTGCATCTAATCTTTTTTTATATTTGGTTAATATAGATAATTGCGTTTTCTTTTGATAAATTCCTTTCTCAAAAATTTTTCTTAATTGTTTAGAAGTCTTTTTTGTTTCTACGCTAATATCAATAAGGGATTTAATTTTAGTTGTTTTAGCAACTATAGTTGGTTTTGTTTCCTCTACAGGAGCATTTAATAGTGTTTGTACTTCCATAGTATTATTCTATTAGGTTTAATTCCCCTGCAGTCAATAAAGAAAATCTATCACCAGAATATTTTGGGTCAATATTTGCAACTTGACTTCCATTATTTCCAAATGATCCTCCACCAGTTTTTGGAGATGTTGAAAATGGTACAATATTAACTGCAACTTCAGGTGATCCAGTTAAAGCACTTGCTCTTCTTCCATCACTTCTTGCTGCGGCTGGTTGTACAGGAGGTGGTGGAAGAGTTGGTGCAGGGGGAGCAGTTTCATACTGAGATTTTCTAGTTTTAAAAGTCTCATTATAATCAGATCCATATTTTTGGAGTCCTGTGTATGTGCTTCCTTCTAATCTTCTTTTAACTGAAGATGGGTCTCTTTTTAATTGCTCTACTACTTTGGATTCATCCCCACCCAAAACACTTGTAATATGTCCTCTGGTTATAAGATCTTGATTTTCTGGACTAAACTTTGCAGTTGCTGGATCTAACCCAACTGCTCTAGCTCTTTCTTCTAAGAATTGTGGTTTGTGTTGATACCTTCCAACTGGTCCAGTTGCTCTTTGTGCAACTTGTGAAATAGTCATATTAGTAGCACCAGGAAGAGTAGTGCTAGGATACATTGCCTCATAATTACCTCCAGATTCTGGAGAAGCAATAGTATCCATCAATGCTTTCATTTCTGGAGAGGCATCTCCTCCCATTAAACTCATATTCCCCAAAGAGGTTGATCCACCTCCTCCACCACCTCCACTTGCTGGACGAGTTTGTTGTTGTCTATTTTTTTGAATGTCTATAAAAAATTGTAATGCTTTTTCAAATTTGGCATTTAGTTCTTGGAACTTTTTAAGATCTTCTTGTGGTAATGCTCCTATTTCTGGGGAAGATTTTTGTTGAGCAGTTAATTCTTCTAGTCTTTTTTGTGTTTCTGATTCCTGTTGAATATTATCCTGTTGTTGCTCTGAAGTATCAGCAGAGAATGCAGATCCTATGGCCAAAGCACCAGCACCTAGAGAGGCAATCTTTGCCCACTTACCAAATCCCATTGATGGTGCAGCAGCAGGACCTCTTCTCATTGGAGTCCTACCAAGTCCCCTAGCAATCCCACCACCAACTGCTCTACCTGTCATTGATGCAAGTAAGTTCTTAACAAGACCTCCTGCAATCATCATACCAATTTTTGGTAAGAATGATAATCCAATACCAAAAAGACCTTTAAATACTGCAGAAATGTCTCCATTTAAAATGCCAAGAAGCATTTTTAGGAGAGCTAAAGATCTTATGCCACCACCAGCACCAGAGAAAAAATTACTTATGAAAGGTTTGACTGTTTCTACTACACTTTTTTTATCATTTCCTAATTCCTTTCTTGTAATTTTTCTTCCTCTATTTGCTATTCTTTTTTTATACTCATCTGCTTCTTGTTTATTTTTTTCCTTTGTAGTCTTGAAGTCTTCTTCTATTACTTCCTTTATAGCATCTAAATCATTATTAATCTGAACAAAATTTAACAGTAACCTACCAAAATCTACTGAACTTTCTTCAGATTCTACTGAAGGTGTTTCAACATTTGTTGATATTTTAGATGCTACTTCTTTAGGGATAGACCTTTTAGGAATGATCCCCTGCATCTGGGTAACATTTAATTTTACTTTTCCCCCAGGTCTAAAAGATGTTGCACTGGAAACAAATGATTGTGCCTTTTTCTTTTTTTCTTCTCTTTGTTGTTGTATTTCTTTTAGTCTAGATTCTATTTCTGTATCTTCAATCTTTTGATTGGTCTGTTGTTGAAAAGGTTTCTCAAGAAACTCTTCAACTAACCATTTTTGATACAGTTCATTATTATATGCACCACCATACTTATCATTCTGATTAACTTGTGGATACTTACCATACTTCTTGATGTTTTTAATTAATCTATCAGCATCTGCTTCTGATAAGTTTACATAAGATGTATGCCTTTCTCCACTTAACTCAGCAATTGGTCTGCCAGTTAATTTACCTTTTAATCTTAACCAGATTCTATCACTAACTTTATCGGCAGGCCAATATGGTTGCTGGGGATCTAGTATTTCTGATGGTGGATCTGAAACTATCATCTATTTGCCTTGGATGCTTTTTCTTCTTCATCTTTAATGTATTGTTCCAACATGGAAAGATATACTTCTCTTTCCCAAGGTATCATATTTTCAATATCTGTCAATGAGTATTTATGATACTGCATCAAGGCAAAATTAATTTTATAAAAAGTTTCTAAGTCTTCATGACTCATTACTAACCGAAAAAACTTGACAAACCCTCAAGCACAATCTCATTCTCTACGCCAGTGTTTGGATTTGTAACTTTGATTGTATGCGAAAGTTTAGGCATAGTATCAAAAAATGTCTCAATGTTTTTAAATTGAGAAGAATCAAAAGTTTGCAACCATTCCATAAGTTCTTTTTTACTTACATCAGAAGCAGACCATGCTTCATCTTTAGTATAAACTTGTTCAACACAAGATGCAACAATGTCAAATGATTTTTCAATAGTTTCTTTACTGGTATTAGATGAATTAAAATTAAAGTTATTATCTACAAACTCCTGAAGAGAAGGATACTTCATCTTAACTGAAATATGATCATCCACTTTTATTTCTGAAGTATGTCCTTCTGGAATCTTAACTTCAATTTCATCTACATTGATACTTACATCAACTTGAGTTTCTCCATCATCAGGACAAGTGACAACTAAATCTACTTTTTCTCCTACAGATTTTGCTCTGATGTTTAGGAACAAAAATTCAATGTCAAAACTTGGGAGAGTTTCAACTTTAATCCCTCTAGTAATAACACAGTTTCTAAGAACATCTTTAATAGCATTTCTAATTTCTACCACGCTTTCGCTTTCCATGGCAAGAATTAGAATTTTTTCTTCTTTAACTAGAAATGGTCTATACTTAACTGGTTTTTTTGTGGAAGGTAAAATCAACTCATAAGTTGGAGTTACTACTTTAGGTAAAGGCATGATATTCCGATGTAGGTTTCAGTGTGATTATTTATTAGGCAACATTGGGGTTTTGATCACCAGTTAATCCAGGTATTCCAGGTCCTAACGGAAAAGGTTGACCACCTACATCTCCTATTACTGGGAGATTCCCACCAGATGTTCCCCTAGAAGATTGTCTAGATGCATTGTCTCTAGGATTAGAAAAATCTAAAGCAGTTCTATTATTTTGAACTACATACCTATCATAATTAAATGTAATAGTAGTTCTTAAAATATCAGATTGATTATATGAAAGGGGGACAGAAATTATATTAATTGGATAAGCATTTATCAAAGTGTGAGTGTATGTAGAAGGATCACGTATTACTCCAGCATCTCCTTTAGTGGTTAATCTTGATCCTTTTTGTCTCAAATCTCTTTCATACTTTACAATATTAATATAGCACTCATAACTATCAGGATAATTAAATTTTATAAATCCATCAGGTTTAGTGTTATCTTGAGTTGGAGATATGTAATCCATCCATCCCTGGAAAAAATTTAATATCTCATAATCCCTACCAACATAAAAACTTACATCCACTTCTGGATATGTAGTGGCTGTTGGATATCTTTCAGTAACACCCTGAATATTATTAATTACTTCTGAAGTTTGAAAAGATCTTCCTGGAAGAACTGCTTCATATGCAAAGAAATTAATTTTTTCTAAATTTTTGGTTGCAAAGGGTTTTCCTTCAGCTTTAATATCAACAGCAAATACTGAAGATGAAGATAAATTTAAAAGTTCAACTTCTTTAATTAACTGATCTGTACTTCTATAAGTTAACCCTTTATTGACGTAAAATGAATTTCCTGATGCTGTTGACATCTAAATAATTTTGGTGTCCTATATTATATGTATGAGTTATAAGGGAATATTTAAACCAAGCTTCCCAGAAAAGTATATTGGAGATTATAAAAATATAATATACAGGTCACTTTGGGAATTAAAGTTTATGAATTATTGTGATAAGAATGAAAATATTCTGAAGTGGTCTAGTGAAGAAATTTGGATTCCTTATCTTTCCCCATTAGATCAAAGAGTACATAAGTATTTCCCAGACTTCTATATCAAATACATAGACAAGAATCAAACCACTAAAGAAAGTCTTATTGAAGTTAAACCAAAAAGACAAGTAGCAGGTCCAAAGATTGGAAAAAGGGTTTCTAAAAAACAAATGTACGAGATTCAAGAGTTTGCTAAGAACAAAGCAAAATGGAAAGCAGCAGAAGAATTTTGTGCAGACAGAAAATGGTCCTTCCAAATTTTAACGGAGGATAATCTTGGCATATAAAACAATCTTTGAAGAAGTTCAAGAAAAAATTTCTGGAAGACCACCAAGAGATTGGTATAGAAACCAAGTATTTGCTGCCAAATCAATTCAATATGAAAATGATCCTGATAAATTAATCAGACAAGAAAAATATGATGACTCTGGCAATACCTTAAAGCGAGATAAAAATACTATGAGAGTCTATCCAAGACTCTTCAGGTTAATGTTCTTTCAATATAAAGCAAAGTACAGAGAAGAACTTCCTTACTATGATAAATATCCGTTAGCATTCATCCTGGATGTAAATCCAAAATCATTCTTTGCTATAAATCTACATTATTATACACCATCACAAAGAATAGGAATAGTTCAAAGTTTAGCAGAAAATAAGATTCCAAGATTTGAAAAAGGAGCACATAAATATTTA